CAAAGCTTCTTCATACTGCCGATATTCTCGGTAACTATCGTAAAACAATCCGCTTACCCAACAAGTACAAAACCTTTAGTCGCGGCAATGTGTCCCTTTCACAACCACGCACCTTGATGCCTGAAACGGGAATCTGACTCTTTACGGAGTGGCTGAGTAATCAGCAGGGAGAACTATTTAGTATCCTGCATTCGTGCATTTAATTTAGATATAAAGTTTAGCCAATTTGGTCAATCCTCTCTAAGTTAACTTGATTTAAGCCTGTAATAACTCAGTGCCTATCAAGGGAGAAAAAAGGATAGCTGACTCTTAAATTTAATAATCCAATCAATAATGCTACAATGTAACTATTAAACAATAGGACTTAATCAAATGGCGACAATCTCACTATTACGCGGTGATAAGGTAGATAATAATACTGATTACCGAGACTCATTACCGGTAAACTATTACGCTGTGTTGCGTGACATTTACGGCATCAAGGGTTACTTCTTAAATTTCTACGGCTTAACTTCTGTCGGTAATGGGCAGGGTAAGAGTCGCGGTTCTATATGGGTAGCTAGGCCTACATTTGAGGGGCATTATCGTGTAAGTGGTACGTCACTCATTAAGATTGAATCTAATGGCTCTATAACTGTTTTGGGTGATATACCAGGAAGCGATCAAGTATCATTAACCTACTCATTGAACAACCTCGCTATAGTCGCGGATAAGCGCCTTTATTATTACAACCCCACTGACGGGTTGCGCCAAATTACTGACACTGATATCGGTGATATTATTGATATCGTATGGGCTGATTTTAGATTTATAGCAACTGATGGCGAGTTTCTGTTTCAGTCAAATATAGCTAACGAGGAAGAATATGAGCCTTTAGATTTTGTAGGCTCAGATTTCCAGCCCGATAAAATATGGGGCGTTGGCCTAAATGAAGATAACGAGTTNTGAACAACCTCGCTATAGTCGCGGATAAGCGCCTTTATTATTACAACCCCACTGACGGGTTGCGCCAAATTACTGACACTGATATCGGTGATATTATTGATATCGTATGGGCTGATTTTAGATTTATAGCGACTGATGGAGAGTTTTTGTTTCAGTCAAATATAGCTAACGAGGAAGAGTATGAACCTTTAGATTTTGTAGGCTCAGATTTCCAGCCCGATAAAATATGGGGCGTTGGCCTAAATGAAGATAACGAGTTAATAGCATTCGGCGCTTTTACTACTGAATACTTTTTTAATGCTGGCACTGATAACTTCTCCTATGTTCGAATTCCACTAAAAGCCGTTAAATCTGGCATCGTTGGCACTCATTGCAAAATAGAATATAAAGATCAATGGTTCTCCTTATCAAGACGCGCTAACACTCAACCGCAATTTACTATCATTCAGTCAGGCTCAAGCGACAGCATAACCTCAAGAGAAATAGAAAAGGTATTAGGTGAATACACTGATGAACAACTATCAACAGTAACGCTAGATTTCTTCGTTAAAGACTCAATCGTCTGGTTTATCGCTCACCTACCTAATGAAACACTAGCCTTTAATTACACACTATCAAAAGCTTTTGGTGTTGATTACGCATGGTCGATATTGAAGTCTGATGTAGTGGGTGACAAAACATTCCGCGCTAAAGATTTTACTTACGATCCTAATAAGTCTGAATGGATTGGCGGCGATAAAGCAACTAACGATTTGGGTTTTCTTGATGATTCAGTTTGCACTCAATACGGAAATATAGTTGAAGGTCTTTTATACACGCCCGATATTGATTTAGAGTCTCTATCAATAAACAAAATTGAAATTGAAACTATCCCAGGCATAGCACCAGATAATGATGCGACTGTTTTTATATCTCGCTCTGATGATTTGCGTGTCGATGGTAGTGAATGGACCGCTATCTATGGCGACAACCTAAATTACAATCAACGGTTTATTATTCGCCGTATGGGATATGTTAGAAACAAAGTTAGCTTTAGATTGCGAACAGCATCAAGAGCTAGAATGTCATTTGCTAAATTCGACTTAGAGGCTTCATAATGGCTGACCCTAGACAAGCATCAACAAGGCGCGCGGCTTTAGGTTACGATCAACTAAAGCGTATGACAAAGGAAAGCGGTAATGAATGGCCCACTTTACTTATTAAAGATTACCAAGGGATATTACAGGACTTTATTTTCCTTGCTAACGATGCTGATGAGATTGACGAAAAAATAACGCAAAACACTTCCGATATATCAACGAACGCTGATGGTATACAACTAAACGCTGATAACTTTGACGATCATAATACTTCAAATTCACAGCATGGCGTAACTGGTGATAACGTTGGTACAGAGGACTTTTGCACAGTATTAGTAGGTGGCGTAGTTCTATTGATGGCATTAGTTGATGATGCCGTTGACTCAACGCAAACAATAGCACTTACTGATTTAGCCGCTGCCCCTGCTACTTATGACCAAGCTTACACGCAACTAGCGACAGATTTAGCCAATGATACAAAGGCTAAGCACAATCAGCTAGTATTAGATTTAAACTCAGCTATAGCGCAAATAAACGACTTAATCGCTAAAGCTAAAACAGCTAAGCAAATGGTGGTATAATGAATAATAAATTCTTTATAACTGGATTGCCTAGAAGTCGTACAGCTTGGTTTAGTGCCTTTATGACAGCTTCAGGTTATCCGTGTTTGCATGAAGGGCTTAACGGTTGTAAGTCGATAGCAGAGTATAAGCAAAAAATTAAGCATAAGTCTGATAGCAACACAGGGTTTATATTTGTTGATGCACCTATTGATCGACCGACATTAGTTATTCATCGTGAAGATAGGCATGATGGGTTATTTGATAATGTAGACCTTAATAAAATAAAAGGGTTGCACGTTGAATTCTCAGATATACACGAACGAATTGAAGAAATATTTACATACTTAACCGGTGATCAAATAGATTGGGTTATTTACAATACCTTTAAAAATCTAAATGTCACCACTATGCTAGAAATGGACGTAGAGTCCGCAAAGGTATTATTAAATGAAGCCAGTTAACAAGCTTAAAATCTCTTTTGATGTACAAGGTATAAAAGCATACCTAGAAAGTTGCGACTTATTCGGTGAGTATACGCAACGTTCAGACCTTGACACTTCACCACACAAAGAAATGACTGATATATGGGCTAGATATAAAGATCCTGCACCACATATAGAATCAGGTGATTGGTCAACTTTCGCTGATGATCATGAAAGCGTATGGCTAAAAAATATCCCTGGCGTTAAATCAATATGTGACGCGTTAATGGGGTTTTTAGATGGTGAATCATTAGGGGGTGTGTTGATAACTAAGTTACCTCCTGATGGTAAAATACTTCCACACATTGATTCAGGCTGGCACGCTGAAGAGTATGATAAATACTATGTAGCGCTAAAGAACAATAAAGGCTCTGAATTTCATTTTGACGGGTGCCATATTGACCCTAATGAAGGTGATGTTCATGCGTTTAGAAATGATAAAACTCATTGGGTAGAAAACAACTCAAAGGAAGATCGTATAGCTATGGTCGTGTGCATTAAACAATCTAAACTTAGTAAGGAGGGCTTATGCCTTGGGGAGCAGCAATAGCCGCAGTGGCGGCAGTAGGAAGTTCTGTAGCATCAAATAAAGCATCAAAAAAAGCATCAAAAAAACAGGCAGCATCAGCAAGGGAGGGAATGGCATCCGAAGAGAGAATGTTTGATCGCTCACTTGAATTGCAAGAGCCATATAGGGAGGCTGGTTATGGTGCACTAGAGGGTTTGCAGGGGTTAACTAATCAGGATTACCGAGCAGAACAATTGCAAGGTTATTACGCTGGTCCTGAATATGCGCAAATGTCACAACAAGTTGAACAGCAGCAATTAAGAAATGCCGCCGTAACTGGTGGTGTTAGAGGCGGTTCAAATCAAGTGGCGCTAGCATCTATCGCCCCTCAATTGGGGCAGCAATATTTGTCAGGATTAAATCAGCAGTATACAGGTTTGGCTAATATGGGTATGGGCGCAGCTTCTCAAGGATCAGGACAGGCCATGCAACTAGGTCAGAGTATGTCAGGGTTGCAACAACAAGCAGGACAAGCGGCAGCACAAAACCAGATAGCTCAAGCTAATATTTGGGGTAACGCTGCACAGGATATTGGCGCGCTTGGTTATGATTATTTTAACAGAGGTTAACAATGGCTATTTTAAATTATGCGAATCAACTTAACGCATCAAGACAGGGCGCTTTAGGCGGTATATTACAAACCGCTGGTCAATTGCAAGGCTTGCGCGCTAATGAGCAGACTATGCAGCGACAACGCGATAAAGATTCAGCACAGCAACAACAAGCACAAAACCAAGCTATATTAAGTAAAGAAGCTCAAGAGGTTTTTGCTCGTAATGATGTGAATGAAATAGCATCTTTTTCTGTTGCCAACCCTGTTCTTGGTAAGAATATATTAGCCAGTAAAGGTATAGTTGACGCTGCCGGACAAGAAAGAGTATCAAATAGATTCGCCAATATCCTAACCTCTGCAAACCCTCAGCAAGCATTAGAGAGAGAGATAGAGCAAGGTGAAGCAAATGGTCTTGATATGACTAAAAGCAAAGAGATACTAGCGCAAGGTTTATCTCCTGAAGGAATTAAGCGCTCTGCTGGTATGGCGTTGGCATCTATTGATGGGCAACGGTTTAAGGATATTCAGCAATCATCTTCTTTAGATAGCGGATTATCTGACCAGCCATCAGCAGTTCAAGAAACAGAATGGTTTAACAAACAATCGCCAGAAATACAAGAAACGCATTTAAGAATAAAGCGCGGGGAAAAACCATCCCTTGATGAGAAGCT